AATGAAGAGGATCAACTAAACGAGGTTGATGTAAAAAAATTTGATACATTGGTTAGAACTGGATTGTCCAATAGAAAAGATCTTCAACGGTTACATATCGTATTAAAGAAGATTGAAAATACGGAAAATCCAAATCTAAATCGACAGGAAAGAATGCTGTTGGTAAATTTGTCTAACAGAATGTTAGGTTTGATGACAACAAACAAAGGTCTTTTTCAAAAGACCAGACAAGTTGTTGGGGAAGAATTTGACTCTGAAGCTCTTGATGAGAGTCATTCAAGTGAGTTTAAAAATTTGCCACCAATCTTAGTCTTAAAAAGAAAGGCTATCAGATTATTCCCAAATGGTTTAAAAGTCGCGACATATTACAGTGATAAACTAAACAGAACATTCACTCTTCCTATGAATGATTTGTCTATGGGTAGTGTTACAGAAGAAGTGCAAACAACTATTCAAGCCGGAATAATTAAAACATTGCGAGAGATAGTTAAAGGAAAAGCCGCAAACACAGTTAAGTTTAAAGATGATAAAAAAATGAAAGTTGATATGTATACCGCAAAGGCTGTATTAGCTCTATACGATGCAGTTGATGCTGATAATAAGACTAAGTTAGATCAACTTATGAATAAAGATAGAAATGGTTTTATTAAAGTTGCAGATTACGCATTTTCAAAAGCAAAAAAATGAACATAGAAAACATTCTAAATAATAACTATGCCGAAGCAAAAATGGAAGTTTTTGCTAAAATGAATAGCTTATTAGAAAAGAAATTATTTGCGCTTAAAAAAATTGTCGCAGAAAATCTTATAGAAGAAGATGAAACAATTGAAGAAGCTAATGTTATAAAACAGGGAAGAGTTAAGTTAATTAGAGTTAGAATTAGAGGCGGAAAAGTTCAGAGAAGAGTTAAAAAATCTGCCGTAAAAGGTTTTACATTGCGTAGTGGTAAATTAAAAAGAATTACCGCTATTCAAAAAATAAAAATGAAAAGAATACAAAAGCGTGCTGCAATAAAAAGAAAAGCAAAAATGTCTAGATCTTTAATGAAAAGAAAGCGTTCACTTCGTAAATTAAAGGCTCTAGGCGTTAGATAAGGAATAAAAAAATGGCTTACGAAATAGTAAAAGGTCCAAAAAGTAGAGTTATGTTGAGAGTTACGGGAGCAACATCTGCTTTAACGCTTAACTTAAGTGATTTTGCAGCTAATACTACAGTGGCAACAACAGGTGCAGTCTCTGAAGAGACTGTAACAGATTTAACAATTTCACGAGTTTTTTGGGCAACGGCAAATACTGGTTATTGGAAAATTTCTAGAGACGCAACAAGTGTTGTTGAATTAGGTGGTTCGGGTTTTTGGAATTTAGTAGAAGCCGGAATGGCAGTTGCAAATACTTCTACAGGAAATGTGGGTATTGATTTGGTTGGAACCACAAACGGAACATTAGTTATAGAGTTTGCCAAAGAAGCAACATATTCACCAGCTCCAGGATACTAAGATGAAACTAATCAAAGAAGTTTTTGAGGAAGTGCAATACCTCACCGAAAAAAAAGAAGGTAATAAAAAAGATTATTACATTCGCGGGGTCTTTCTTCAATCAGAGTTACCAAACAGAAATAAGAGAATGTACTCAAAAGACGTTCTCTCTAAAGAAGTTGATCGTTATAATGAAAATTATATTAAACAAAACAGAGCGTTTGGTGAATTAGGGCATCCAGATAGCCCAACCATCAACTTAGACCGTGTTTCGCACATGATCAAATCATTAGATTTGGATGGAAACAATTTCTATGGTAGTGCAAAGGTCATGGATACACCATACGGAAACATAGTGAAAAACTTGATTGACGAAGGCGCAAAATTAGGTGTTTCATCTAGAGGTATGGGCACAATCAAACCCGGTCCAAACGGAATAAATTTAGTTCAGGACGATTTTTATCTTGCTACAGCAGCAGACATTGTTGCTGATCCCTCTGCCCCAGATGCGTTCGTGAATGGTATTCGTGAAGGTAAAGAGTGGGTTTTTGTTAATGGTGTTTTTATGGAGCAAGATATCGAGACCGCTAAAAAACAAATTCAAAAGGCTTCAAGGAAGGATATAGAGTCCGTTGCGTTAAAGCTCTTTGAAAACTTTTTACGAAAACTTTAATTTTATAAATAAAGTAATAAATTAGGAGAACTTTCAAATGAAAAGCAATTTACTTGAAGCTGCCTCAGAAATTCTAAACAAGAGCAAGACTTCTGCTCCAGCAGAAGAAATGCACAAAATGGCTGAAGCAGACGTAGAAGATCTTGGTGGAGCAACACCAACCAAGACACAAGATACCGAGATTGATTACACCAAGCCTATTAAGAAGGCCACACCCCCCGGTGCTGCTCCTCGCGTTGGTGCTATGCCAGCAGAGAAGCTAAAAGAAGAAAAAGATGAAGATGAAGATGAAGATAAAGAGAAAATGGAAGACGAAGAAGATAAAATGAAAAAAGAATCTTATGGCAAAATGAAGGAAGATATCGATTCCATGTTCGAAGGCGAAACAATTTCTGAAGACTTTAAGTCTAAGGTTTCAACAATCTTTGAAGCCCGCGTTCATGATCGCGTTTCACAAATTCAAGAAGAACTCGAAGCTCAGTACACACAGTCATTGGAAGAAGCCATTGCTGATGTGACAGAAACCATCTCTGAGAAAGTTAACGATTATCTAAACTATGTCGTTGAACAGTGGATGGAAGAAAATGCAATCGCTATCGAAAAAGGACTTCGTACCGAACTAACAGAAGATTTTATCGTTGGTCTTCGCAACCTTTTCGTGGAAAACTATATCGATATTCCTGATGAAAAAGTCGACCTTGTTGAAGAACTTTCTTCCAAAGTCGAAGAACTTGAAACCCAACTAAACGAACAAATTGATGTTGCTATTGGCCTAGCCAAAGAACTCAATGAATCAAAGAAAATTGAAGTATTTCATTCCGTAACTGAAGGTCTTACACAGACACAAGTTGAAAAACTCAAGTCCCTCGTAGAGAGCGTCGAATTCACCACAGAGGAAGAATTCAAAGAAAAACTTGAAACAATTAAGGAAAATTATTTTCCATCTGATGTAAAGCGTGCGAATGAATCTTCATTGCATGAGTCAGTCGAGGATCCAGACACCGTTAATAACGTTAAGATCGCAGATCCCAGAATGGCTGCTTATGCTTCAGTAATTTCCAGAACTTTACCAAGATAATTTAAAAACCAAGGAGAAAAGAGAAATGTATCTTTCAGAAGAACTTCAAAAAAAGTGGGCTCCTATTCTTGAGCACCCAGAACTTCCTGTAATTAAGGATCCCTATCGTAGAGCCGTCACAGCAATGGTTCTTGAAAACCAAGAACGTGCTGTTATGGAAGAGCATCGTCAACTAAACGAAGCTACACACGCCAATGCCGCCGGCACCGGTGGTTTTAGTGGTCTAGCTAATTCTGGTGGTCCAGTTGCTGGTTTTGACCCAATTCTAATCAGCCTAGTTCGCCGTTCACTACCAAACCTCATTGCATATGACGTTTGCGGTGTTCAGCCAATGACAGGTCCTACAGGTCTTATCTTTGCAATGCGTTCACGCTATACTGGCCAGGCCAATACAAATGCTGAAGCATTCTTTAATGAAGCTAATACAGGATTTGGTGGTGCCGCAGGAGCTCAGACAACACTAGCTGTTGGTGCGGCCGCTGCTAATACCTTTGTTGGAAATGCTGCTGCACAAGCTGCAATGGCTACTGCTACCGCTGAAGGACTTGGTGATAGCACAACATTCCAAGAAATGGCTTTTGCAATTGAAAAAGTAACCGTCACCGCTGCTACTCGTGCTCTAAAGGCTGAGTACACGATGGAACTTGCTCAAGATCTAAAGGCTGTTCATGGACTTGATGCCGAAACAGAACTCAGCAATATTCTTTCTGCTGAAATTCTAGCCGAAATCAACCGTGAAGTTGTTCGCACAATCTACAAGGTTGCTAAGACTGGTTGCCAATCTGGAACAACAACTACTGGTAAGTTTGACCTAGACGTTGATTCAAATGGACGTTGGATGGTTGAAAAGGTTAAGGGTCTTGCTTTCCAAATCGAGCGCGAAGCTAACACCATTGCCAAGACGACTCGTAGAGGGAAGGGCAACGTTCTAATTACATCTTCTGATGTAGCCTCTGCACTAGCCATGGCTGGTATTCTTGACTATCAATCCGCCCTTAAGGATGCCGTCAATCTAACAGTTGATGACACAGGTAACACTTTTGCTGGTACAATGTTTGGTCGCATCAAGGTCTACATTGACCCATATGCCCCAACAAGCGCCACACAAGAGTTTGCTGTTGTTGGTTACAAGGGTGCTAATGCTTATGACGCTGGTATTTTCTACTGCCCATACGTTCCACTACAGATGGTTCGTGCAGTTGATACCGGAACATTCCAGCCAAAGATTGGTTTCAAGACACGTTATGGTCTTGTTGCTAACCCATTTGCTGGTGGCACCGATCAAGGTTATGGCGCTCTAGATGCACTTTCCAATAACTACTATCGTGCATTCAAAGTAGCAAACCTCATGTAATGTATCCAATATAAAAAAAGATAGTAACTTTTAGAAGGGGCCTAGTGCCCCTTCTTTTTTAATCATATAAATAAAGATATGGCAGCAATATCTAGAAATCCACAAAATACCAATTCTTTAGTAGCAAATAAGTTTCAGGTATCTTTCACAAGATTACCTAATACAACTTATTTCTGCCAGTCAGCAACTTTACCAGGTCTAACAATAGGTGAGGCTATTAAGCCCACCCCGTTTATTGATCTTTATTCACCTGGTGATAAATTAATATACGACTCATTAACCTTTACTTTCATGGTAGATGAAGATTTAAAATCTTGGAAAGAATTGCATGATTGGATGAGAGCCATGACCTTTCCCACAGATTTTAAAGAATATAGAGATCTTCCAAATCTTAATCGATTTGCAAAAAAACCATTTCCACAATTTGCTGATGCGACATTGAGTCTTCTAACTTCAAGTTATAATCACAATTATAAAATAAAATTTTATGATTGTTTTCCAATAGCCCTCTCTTCCATAATTTTCAGTTCTTCTGATTCCCCCGAGAATGTATTAACAGCAGACGCAACTTTTAGATTTGCCTATTACGATATTGAAAAAGTCTAACGACTTGTTGTATAATTACCGAAATTAATCGGAGTTTTTATTATGTTGAATATTGAAGGTTTAATGGAAATGTGGAAAAAAGATTCAGCCATGGATCTTTCGCTTACCGAAATCAAAGAAGAATTTTCTCGCGTACCTAAATTACATAGTAAATATCTTGATATTTTGATTCATAGTCGGTTAATGCATAAGAAGCAGCAAGATAAGTATCATAAAATGAAGAAGTTGAAGTGGGAATATTATACTGGTAAGTTAGATGAAGAAACTATGAAGGAATATGGTTGGGAACCTTTTGCTATGAAGTTGAAATCCGATATTGCTATATACATTGATGCAGATGATGATTTGCAAAAAATAAAATCATCCATTTTTGTCTATGAGCAGATGATAGATTTTTGTGACAAAGTATTGGGTGAATTAAAAGCTAGAACATTTCAACTGAGAGATATAATAACATGGGAGCGATTAGTACAGGGTGCAAATTGATTTAATTGTTCAAAAAGAAAATGAAGCATATTTAAAAATCTCATGCGAGAAACATATCGCAAAACTTCTCACTGAGTTTTTTTCCTTTTATGTTCCAGGCTATCAATTCACTCCGCTATTCAAGAAACGTCTTTGGAATGGCAAGATATACCTTTTTGACTTTAGAACACAGCGCCTTTACCACGGTCTATTAAAACACCTAAAAATTTTTTGTGAGAAAGAAAAGCTCACCGCACTTTATGAAAATGATGTAGAAGAAAAAGAAACTCTATCAAGAGAAGAATATGTTAAATTTGTTAAATCACTCAACTTACATTTACAACCAAGAGATTATCAATTAGATGCGGTCTATCAATCAATTCTCAATAAAAGATGCCTTATCGTTTCTCCTACTGCCTCTGGCAAGTCTCTTATTCTTTATATTCTCATTCGTTATCTCCTTAATAGGAATAATTCTCGTGGGCTTCTTGTCGTTCCAACAATCAGCCTTGTGGAACAAATGTATAGTGATTTCGTGGACTACGCAAGAGATGATGATTTCGATGTGGAAAAAGTTGCACACAAAATTTATGGCGGTAAAGAAAAAGATACTAAAAAGAAATTAACAATTACGACATGGCAGTCAATCTTTAATCAACCAGAAGAGTGGTTTGAAGATTATAATTTTGTGCTAGGAGATGAAGCTCATAATTTCAAAGCCAAATCACTTACTGCAATCATGACGAATCTCAAGAATGCAGACTATAGAGTAGGGTGCACAGGAACTTTAGATGGAACAAAAACTCATAAACTAGTACTAGAAGGGCTTTTTGGACCAGTATACAATTCAGTAACTACAAAGGAACTTATAGAGAAAAAGCAACTCGCTCAGTTCGATATTAAGTGTATTTTGTTAAAGTATCCGGAAGAAGTGTGTAGAAGACTTAGAGATGGAAATTATCAAAGCGAAATAGATTATATTGTTTCATGTGAAACTCGCAATCAGTATATAAAAAAATTAGCACTCTCTTTAAAAGGAAATACCCTCATACTTTTTCAGCTAGTTGAGAAGCATGGAAAAAACCTTCATAAGATGATAATGGAGTCTTCTAGAAACAGAAAAGTCTTTTTTGTGTCAGGATCGACAGAAGTGGAAGTGAGAGAAGATGTTAGAAAAATCACAGAAAAGGAAAATGATGCAATCATTGTGGCGTCGTTTGGTACCTTTTCTACCGGAATTAATATTCGTAATTTGCATAATATTATATTTGCATCTCCTTCGAAGTCTCGTATACGAAACTTGCAGTCTATTGGAAGAGGCTTGCGACTTGGAGATAATAAAGAAAGAGCCTGTCTCTACGATATTGCGGACGATTTTAGAATAGGAAAACATACCAATTATACCTTGAATCATTTCCGAGAAAGGATTACAATGTATGATGAAGAAAAATTCGATTACAAAATATTTAACGTGGAGCTAAAAAATGCCAAGTAATGTATTAATATTTAGATTAGTCTCCAACGAGATTATAGCAGCACAATCAAATTATAACAGTAAAGATAAAACATACCACCTTATATGGCCCGTTGAAATTTACTTCAAAAGATTAGTAAATGGTGGATCAATGATAGGATTATATCCTTGGTTAATTACTGAAATTATTCAGATCAATTCTTCTGTTCTAGAAGAATCTAAAGTTATGACATGTAGTCATCCTACTGAAAAATTCATTGAATACTATCAAGCAATGATTGAATATTATGAAAAGAATAGCTCAAAAGAACAAGCTGAAAAACAACTCGATTCGATTATTAAGTCATATAAAGATGATTCATTTACAGAAGACTATGATGATCATCTTCTAGATGATGAGATAGAAGAAATTAAACCAATGAAAATTAAAACAAAGAAAGATAAAAAACTTCATTGAAAGGGTGACACACCTATTATATACTATATGTCAATCCTGTCAACCCTTATAACAAGGAATACCAATGTCAGATCATTATATAAACAATGCTGATTTCTTATCAGCACTCATTGCACACAAAACTTTGTGCAAAGAAGCGAAAATAGCAGGATCAAAAGAACCACCCGTTTCTAATTACATAGGTGATTGTTTCTTAAAGATTGCAGAAAGACTTTCTAGAAAACCAAATTTCACCATGTATACTTTTAAAGAGGAAATGATAAGTGATGGAGTTGAAAATTGCATAATGTATTATAGGAATTTTGATCCTGATAAATCAAAAAACCCTTTTTCTTATTTTACCCAAATAATATACTATGCTTTTCTAAGACGGATTATTAAAGAAAAAAAACAGTTATATGTTAAATATAAAGCAACTGAACAATTTGGTATATTAGAAGCCACGGAAGTTTTTGAACATGGTGACGACAACAATTCTCAGTTCGAGACATATACAAATATTTTGGAATACATAGAAAAATTCGAACAAGGAATGAAAAAGAAAAAGAAGCCAAAAGGTATTGAAAAATTCATAGAAGAAGTAGATAATAGTGAGTCACCAATTATTGATGATATAGAGGGTCTTAATGAAGATAGCGATATTAGGTGATACACATTTCGGAATGAGAAATGACTCGATTCATTTCCACAAATATTATCAAAAATTTTATAGCGAAGTTTTCTTTCCCTATCTGAAAGAAAACAATATTACTGAGATTTATCAATTAGGTGATCTTTTTGATAGAAGAAAGTATATAAATTTTAATTCACTATATCTGTCCAAAAAATATTTTTTCGATGCACTGAAAAAGCACAATTTGAAAATGGTTACGTTGTTGGGTAACCACGACATTTCATACAAAAATACTTTGCAAGTTAATTCTTCACAGCTACTTCTTAAGGAATACGATAATATTGAAGTAATTGATGAGCCTACTACATTAGATTTTGAAGGTGTAACGATAGATTTTATTCCTTGGATATGTGCAGAAAATGAAGAGCAAATTAAAAAATTTATTGAAAAATCTAAATCAGAAATATGCTTTGGTCACTTTGAAATTGCAGGATTTGAAATGGACAGAGGTAATGTCTGTCATGAAGGAATGGATAAAAGCACTCTTCATCGTTATGATATTGTTCTCAGTGGTCACTTTCATCACAAGTCAACTGATGGGCAAATATATTATGTCGGTACTCCTGGAGAAATGACATGGGCTGATTATGATGATCCGAGAGGATTTCATGTTTTTGACACAGAAACTAGGGAATTACAATTTATTCAAAACCCTCATAGAATGTTCTATAAGATAAACTATGATGACACGACTCAAACATTTGAGTATTGGAAAAAGTTTGACTATTTGCAATTCTTTGAGAAATATGTTAAAGTAACAATTGAAAATAAAAATAATCCATATTGTTTTGATTTAGTTTTGGAACATTTAATCAAAGAGAATCCTATCGATATTTGTGTAGTTGAAAATTTTGAAGAATTGGACGCAATAGATGATGAATCTATAGATCAGGCTGAGGACACAGTTACGATTCTATCAAAATATATTGATCAGTTGAGTTTGAACGTTGATAAAGATAAATTGAAGAATGTTATGAGAGATCTTTATTTAGAATGTTTAAGTGTGGAAACAAATGGCTGATGTGGAGTATTGGTTTCCAACACCTCTGTGGTTTTCGGAACTTAATGTAGATAATAAACCAGTAGAAAAATTTTGCAAAAAATTAGCTGAGAAAAGTAAAGGTAGAGTTTTATCTAATGTAGGTGGATGGCAAAGTGATGATTTATATTTTCATGAGAAAACTGATAATAAATTAAAACCTCTATTTAATTTAATATGGTTGGAATTAAAAAACGTTGCGGATAAATTGAATCTACTTGAACATTATAAATTAAATGAAAATACTCTGCAATTTTGGATAAACATTAATAATCAAGAAAATTATAATGCTATACATAATCATCCCTGTTCATTTCTTTCTGGGGTTTACTATGTAAAGGTTCCAAAAAATAGCGGTAATATTATATTTCATCATCCTAATCCGTTGATGAAATTTTGGTATCAGCAGTACACAAAAACCTTATCTCATGAGAGTCATCCTACAGTTTTTGTGGAACCTAAAGAGAATAAATTGGTTATTTTTCCATCTTGGTTAGAACATGTGGTGGAACCAAATAAATCAAAAAAAGATAGAATTAGTATAGCCTTTAATATTGCGTTGACAAATAATGATTTTATTTAAAACTATTCGTTGGAAAAATATTCTCTCGACAGGAAATCTGTTTACTGAGATACAATTAAACAAGTACAAAAATACTTTAGTTGTCGGTGAAAACGGCTCGGGTAAATCTACAGTGCTTGATGCATTGTGTTTTGCTTTATTTGGAAAACCATTTCGTAAAATTAATAAACCGAATATCATTAATAGTATCAATCAAAAGGATGCTCTGGTTGAATTGGAATTTGATATTGGAAAGAAAAAATATAAAATTGTTCGTGGCTTAAAGCCAACCGTTTTTGAAATATATTGTGACAATACGCTTCTTAATCAGGAAGCTAAGTCTATTGACTATCAAGAATATTTGGAAAGAAATATTCTAAAAATTAATTTTAAATCATTTACTCAAATAGTAATTCTCGGTAGTGCATCGTTCGTTCCTTTTATGCAATTATCGGCTTCAGATAGAAGATTGATCATTGAGGATCTACTGGATATTCAAGTTTTTTCTTCAATGAACGCATTAGCTAAAACTAGACTAGCTGAAATTAAAGATGCCATACAAAAAAACAAATTTAAAATAGATTTACTATCCGAAAAGATAGTGATGCAAAAGCGGCACATTGATACCCTCAAGCAAAATAATAATGAAAAAATTGAGATCTATAAAATAGATAATGAGAATGATCGTGCTAAAATTGAAGATTATAAAAACAAAATAAAAGAAACAGAACATGAGGTTGATAATTTAGAGAAACTTTTACAGAATAAAAAAGAGCAGGAAGATAAAAAGAAAAAATTACTTTCCCTAGAAGGATCTATTGATTCAAATTTAAAAAAGAATAAAAAGATGAGTTCCTTTTATCATGAGAATGATAACTGTCCAACTTGCCTGCAATCTATTGATCAAAAATTTAAGGAAGAGCAACAGGACACACTAGAAAAGAAAACACAAGAATATGATAATGCTATATTAGAATTGGAATCTAGACTTAGTAAAATTGATAATAAAATCATAGACTTGGATTCAGCTATATCAGAATGCAAGAAATTTGCGGTAAGCGTCAATTTTTGGAATCAGAACATAGTTAACTTGAATGTTGAAATAGAAAAAAGATTGGCGGAGATAGAAAAACTATCAATGACTCAAGAAAACGTCACTGATGAAATTAATACGTTAAATGATTTGAGTGAAAAATTACTAAAAATGGAAAAGGAAAATAAAACGGAAATTGAGGAGCGAGCATATTATGAAGCTGCTGCAATTCTGTTAAAAGATTCCGGTATAAAAACAAAAATAATAAAACAATATCTTCCAATAATAAACAAGTTAGTTAATAAGTATCTTTCCGCTCTTGATTTTTTTGTTAACTTTAATCTTGACGAGTCGTTTAAGGAAAGTATAAAATCAAGACATAGAGATGAGTTTAGTTATGAATCTTTTTCCGAAGGCGAAAAGCAAAGGATTGATATGGCTCTTATGTTAACTTGGAGATCAGTGGCTAAGTTGAAAAGCAGTGTTAACACCAATCTTTTAATATTGGATGAAATATTTGATTCATCTCTTGACGCAAACGGCACTGAAGAATTGATTCAAATTTTACATGATTTAGAAAATACAAATCTATTTGTTATAAGCCATAAATCAGATCAATTAATTGAAAAATTTGATCAAACGCTAAGATTTTCTAAAATAAAAAATTTTTCTAGGATGCAAACATAATATGAGTACAAAAATAAATTTTGATGCTGAATCACAAGTGTTGAATATCAACACCAACCTTCAAGAAGCAAAAACATACGACATTCTTAGGGTCTTTAATGATCTAAATCCATTACTAAATGAAGTAATGCCTGACTTTGATTTTTCTAATAAACAAATAGATGCAAAAAATTTAGCCGGATGTTTAAAGGCTACAATGAAAGCATATGGTGGCATAGGTTTGGCAGCAAATCAGTGTGGAATAAAAGCGAGAGTATTTGTTATTGGTAATGAAGATGATGTAATGGTTTGTTTCAACCCTAAAATCATTTCTAGGTCAGAAAAAAATAACTTGGGTAATGAAGGTTGTCTAAGTTTTCCTGGAATGTATTTGAAAATTAATCGTAATGAAAGTATTACCGTTGAATATTGTGATGAAACTGGAATGATGAAGACTGATACCTTTTCTGGACTCACCGCTAGGTGTTTTCAGCATGAACTTGATCATTTAAATGGAATTAAATTCACAAAACATGTTGGAAAAACTTCTTATATAGTAGCTAAAAAGAAGCAAGAAAAATTAATCAAAAAGTTTGCGAGAGGACATGCTCGATGAAACCATGGCAGCATGGATATGAATTAGATTATTTGAAGTCACTTTCAAGTAAGTATTCTGAATATAATGCTTTTGCGCTGTCACCATTTGCGGAAGTTAAAAAGAATAATATCGCAGAAATGCTTCATAAAGGAACGCTAAAAATATTTGATGATTCGTTTATTGATATTGCTCCAGTAAAAGTTAACACTCCCATTATTTTGCATGGAAAAACTTTGATTGCGACTAAGCAGAAGGGTGATGTTACCATTTCAAAATTGTCTGGAAGCATTAATAATTTGGCTAATCACATTAATTCAGTAAAAGAAAATGCTTGGTTATATGTTTGGGCAGAAGATTTGAAGCACAAGAAACTTGCTGAAGATTGTGGATTTACAAGAGTTGGTTCTAAAATAACTACGTTTGGAGAAATACATGCTATTTACTATCGCGGTGAAAATAGAGAATTTCCTAAAGTCAATCCTGCTGAACTTTTGAGTATTAAAAAAATTGGAGATGTTAATACTAATCTGATTCGAATAATAAATGATGCTCTTTACCTAATTCCAGAATTTACTAATCATTATAGTAACTATAATAAAGGAAAATCTTGGTCAGCCATTTCATTGAGGGGGTACTCATCTGATCCTTCTTTTATTACCAAACCAAGTGAAATGAATGATAAATGGAAAGAAGAACACAAAGACTTTCATTTTGAGATGCAAGACACACCACTTTATAATAATTTTCCTGAAGTAAGAATGTTATTGAGCATGTTTGATGACACGGAGATTCATCGCATTAGATTTATGAAATTGACTCCAAATAATGGAGAGCTTACTCGACATACCGATCAGGTTGATGATGACTCCGGTGGATCGTTAGGTAAACTTGCGCGATTGCATTTTCCAATAAAAACAAATGATAAAGTTTTATTTACTGTTTGGGATTGCGATGGTCAAGAACAATGTGTTAATATGAAAGAAGGAGAGTGCTGGTTTCTTGACACTAGAAAACCACACAGAGCGATAAATGGTGGTTTCGAAGAGCGAATACATTTAGTTGTTGATGTTTTAGTTAATGAAAGAATACAGGAATTATTATGTACGGCTTAGAACATGAAGCGGAATTTTATTTAAATCATGTGATAGATTGGGAAGATCCTAATCCTGCACCTGTATTAGAAATGTATAATGGAATAACAGTTGTTCGAGATGATCTTCTACAATATGGTTCCAAGATTCGTGGTGTAGACTATTTGATAGGGCACGATCCTGCAAATAAAAATATTAAAGAATGGGTGTTTGGTTCATGCCCAGCTACAGGATACGCACAGATAAGTCTTCCACATGTTTGTGAAAAGTATGGTAAGAAAGCTGTTCTCTTTATGGCAAAGAGAAGCATGGACAAATTGCATCCATATCAAAAGAGAGGTATGGAATTAGGTACCGTTTATCACTGGGTTGATAATGGTATGCTTCCAGTTACACAAAAGCGAGCAAGAGATTATGCTGCTGAAAAATCAGAAGAAAGAAAAGTTCTTCCTCTAGGATTAGAGCATCCTTCTGTCATAGGCTCTTTCATAAAAGTTGCAAGAAATCTACCAATCAAACCGAAGGAAGTTTGGACTGTCGGTTCCAGTGGAACCCTCAATAGATCATTGCAATTAGCATGGCCAGATGCTATAATACATGTCGTATCTGTTGGGCATACCATGAGTGAGCGAGAAATTGGTAGAGCGATATGTCATCGTACACCATATAAATTTGACAAACCCGTCAAAGAAAGTGAAGCTCCGCCTTTTCCTTCTGCACCAACTTATGATGCAAAGGGATGGCAACCAATGATGGAACACTATGAACTTTATCAAAAACCCGATTCAGTATTATTTTGGAATGTTGGCGCATGACTAAATGGTTCTATGAGAAAAACGTTTATTTACTTGAACATAAAGTAAATAAAACTTTTGAAGAGGTCTTGTGGATGACCACTGATGAGTTTCGTCAGTGGGTTAAAGACCTTAGAGAAGTTGTTGTTTTTGCTTGGGACAATCTAGGCATACCACCTCGTGTCGGTTATAATGAAGAAGAAATTGTTGATCAGTTCAATAAGATGACTTCATTTCCTGTTCACGAATTTGAGCAGGTTGATGAGTTGACTGGTGAAAAAGACGTTATTCGAAACACCAGTGTGATTGGTAATGCCGTCAATCAATTTTTTCCTACGATGATGAAGACACGCATAAATTATACAAAGGATGTGAACAAAGGCAAATCAATCTATGATTATTTTGCAAAAGATGAATTGTATGAAACCTTTGTAACTTATGCATCGCGTCATTTTAAGCGAGATTCTTTTTATCATTATTCAAATCCAGTAAAAGTTTTTGATAGAAGTCATGTAGAAAAACTTCCCGTAACAAATGAAGCGGAAGAATGGATTCATTTGTTTGAGAAAAACTATAGACAGCGTGGTGAATATGACTATTGGTTAGAGTCTACTGAAGAAGGTAAAGAGTATACTGGTTATAATGAAAAGCTGAAGAATCAGAAATACCTATTTTTGACTAAGGATCAGATAGAAAAACTACAGATACCTGACAATTGTAAAACAAATGTAAATTTTGAGAAAAGTGAAACGTGCAGAATTCGTGTCTTTAAGTTGGGGCAAAAATTATTTCCTGTTGGGCTAAAAGCATTCAGGGTTTCTTTTTGCCAATATGCGGTTAACTTTCCTCCCCTGACAGCAAAATATCTATATGAAAAGTTCACTAAACACATTCGAAATCAAGAGCGAATACTCATATATGATCCTTCTGCTGGATGGGGAGGAAGGCTCTTAGGTGCTATGTCAATCAATGATGAAATGAATATTCATTATATTGGTACAGATCCTAATACCGATCATAGTACCGAAAATGGTAGAACCAAGTATCATGAATTTGCAGACTTTTTCAATACACAAACAAATAGGTCTTATGGATTGTTTCCTAAAACACACTCTTATGAAATTTTTCAGCAGGGTTCTGAAGTAATTCATGAAGACAAAAAGTTTCAAAGTTATCGTGGTAAGTTAGACTTAATCTTTACTTCACCACCATATTTTGCCAAGGAAGCATATTCCGAAGATGAAGAACAATCATACAAGAAGTTTTCACAGTATGATTCTTGGAGAGAAGGCTTTCTCAAAAAGACTCTAGAAACTTGTGTAGAATGGCTAAATAATGATCGTTATCTTTTATGGAATATTGCTGATGCAGTATTCGATGGTGAAATGTTACCTCTGGAAAAAGACTCCATTGATATTTTAACTGATCTTGGAATGCATTATCTAGGAAAGTTAAAGATGAGTCTCGCACAAATGCCTGGAGGTAATAGAATAGATGAAGAAACAGGCTTGCCTAAAGCAAAAAATTTCTGTAAAGTAAATGGCATATGGCTGAAGTATGAGCCAGTGCTTATCTTCTATAAGCCCCTGTAGCACAGTGGTAGTGCAGCGGTTTTGTAAACCGAAGGTCGGGAGTTCAAATCTCTCCGGGGGCACCAATTTTTATAATGAGAAACATATATGCTTAGTGATAATGATGACATATTGTGGGTGGAACGTTACCGTCCTCGTACAATCGAGGATTGTATTCTTCCTGACAGGCTCAAGACGCCTTTTCTTGAGTATGTAAAAGACAAGAAAATACCCAATCTTCTTCTTGCTGGGACAGCAGGCGTTGGAAAGACGACTGTTGCTAAAGCACTTTGTGCTGAAGTTGGTTGTGATAATATGATGATCAATGGTTCTGATGAATCTGGTATTGATACATTCAGAAACAAAATCAAGGGATATGCATCATCTCTGAGTTTTCTTGGTGGGAGAAAAGTCATCATCATCGATGAAGCTGATTATCTCAATCCTAATTCAACTCAGCCAGCTTTGAGAAATGCGATTGAAGAATTTTCTGACAACTGTTCTTTTATCTTCACATGTAATTTCAAGAATAGAATAATTGACCCACTTCATTCACGGTGTGCTGTTATTGATTTTTCTTTAAAAAAGTCAGAAAAGTCGAAGATGGCATCCGCAATCTTTAAAAGAGTTCAGACTATTCTAGAAAAAGAGAATATCGAGTATGATAATGCGGTTCTTGCTGAGATAATCAAGAAGCATTTTCCTGATTTTAGAAGAATCATTAATGAACTTCAGCGCTATTCTCGATTTGGCAAAATCGATGTTGGTATTCTTGCGCAGGTAAAGAATGTTAGTTTGAGCGAACTTGTCTCTTTTCTGAAGGAAAAAGATTTCACGAATGCAAGAAAATGGGTGAGCAGTTGTGATTCAGATCCAACTGTCGTATATAAAGAAATTTACGACAATCTTTATGATTGTGTTGATAAGAATAGTATACCCAAAGCAGTATTGATTCTAGCTGATTATCAGTATAAATCTGCGTTTGTCGTTGATCAAGAAATTAATTTAATGGCGTGTTTGACAGAACTGATGATTGAATGTGAATTTATTTAATGTCAAATCCATTTGAAATAGTAAACAATATTCTTCAAGGTAAGGAACCCCTTGAAGATTTAAGTGAATTTGTGCCTTATATCACAAATCGGGCACTTTCTTATCATTACGATTGTATTATGCAGTCGAATGAAATGAATATGAGAAGCGGATTGGATAAGAATATGCAATATGATTTCTTATTTAATTCAATTCGCAAGCAAAAGCGTCCTTTCAGAAAATGGGAAAAGAAAAGTAAAGAAGATGAAATTATACTTTTGATAAAAGAATACTATAGAGTATCGTCATCTAAAGCGAAAGAAATATTTCCACTTTTAACCGATGAAAATATCACGAATATTCAACGGAAAAACCAGAAAGGAGGAATTACTAAATAAAATAAGTGGATAAACCACATAAAAATAAGAAAGGTGAATAATCGTGAAAACTGATGATACTGATCTATTTAAAGGTGTTGGAATATTAGTCGCCCTCCAATCACCAGACGATTTTTTAAAAATAAAAGAAACTCTCACAAGAATTGGGATTTCATCCAGAAAAGATAAAATTCTATATCAATCGTGTCACATATTGCACAAGCAGGGTCAATATGCTATAGTACACTTCAAAGAATTATTCAAACTTGATGGAAAAGGAACCGATTTAACAGATAAGGATTTATCTCGAAGAAACACTATCGCCAAATTATTAGAGGATTGGGGATTAGTTAAAATTCTTGAAAATGATTTCAATAATTGGGGTATTGATAAGTTTGTTCCAATTCAAGAAATTAAAATTCTTTCCTTTAAGGAAAAAGATGAGTGGGAACTAGTTGCCAAATATAACATTGGAAAGAAAAAATTATCATAATAGGAATTATAAAAATGAAAAATCGGCAAAAAAAAGAGAAGATAGTTAAGCTGAAAAATAAGTATTCACAAGATATTGCTTTTACTTCGGATACGTACCCATCTAAAATAATAGATGGTAAATCCTTTATTGCCATTTTTTCTAGCCTAGAAAATAGAAAAGTCTCTTATATGAATAAAGATGCTTTTGAAGTGATTAAAGTTTAGTGATTAACGTTAAATTTAAAAGATTACACGAAACTGCAATTGTTCCATCTTATGCAACTCCCGGATCAGCATGTTTTGATTTTCATGCCTGCCTTTATCCATTTAAGGCGGTAAAAGTTTATAATCTCGATAATGACGAGGAAGAAATAAAAGTACAATATAATTTTGTTATAGTTGAACCTGGTGATAGAATATTAATTCCAACAGGAATATGTTCAGATATACCAGATGGATATTGTATAAAAATTTATTCTAGATCAGGCGTGTCTGTGAAAAACGGGTTAATTTTAACAAATGGTGTGGGTATAATCGATTCAGATTATACGGATGAAATATTTGTGTCTTTAACAAACGTTACTGCAACTGAGGTACTGATAAAAACGGACATGAGAATCGCGCAGGGTGAATTGTGTCCATACATTAATTGTCAAATAGAAGAAATTAATGATGACACATATTCAACTTTACCAAAAAAAGGTGAAAGAACCGGTGGATTTGGTTCAACTGGATTATAAATAAAAATGTAATTGTTCGTGCCTTCGGGGCGAACCGTTTGTCTGTATCGAAAAACAGTCAACTTAAACCTTGCTTTATAAGGGGGAAAAATGACACTAAGTAAAACGTTTAAATTTAACACATCCAACTTTCCATCTAGGCACATAGGATTTGATAGATGGGTTGATTTTTTTGAATTATTGGACACACCCGAATATAATAAATCTCCATCGTTTCCACCACACAATATCATCAAGACTTCGGATTTTCAGTATGAATTGGAACTAGCCGTAGCTGGTTTTAAAGAAGATGAAATTGATATTACCGTGGAAAAAAACAAGATGATAATTACGGGTGAAATTAAAAATAAAGAGGAGCCCGAATATCTTTATAGAGGTATTGCATCCCGAACATTCAATAAAGTGTTTACTTTAATGGATACAATTCTTGTAGAGGGGGCATCTCTTAAAGACGGAATACTCAGAGTCTATCTCAAAAATAGTATTCCAGAGGCGCATAAACCTAAGAAGATAGCAATCACTGATTCACCACCAAAACTAGAATCTAGTCAACTATTGATTGAGTGATTGTGAAATAATAGAAGGGGTGGATTCCACCCCTTCTTAAAAGGATATATTATGAAAAATGATTCTAGTGTGTTTCTAGAACTTCTACTAATTATATTTGGTATAGTTTTAGTTTTCTCCTTGATGTGTGAAATGACTGACGGTATTTTTTTAGAAAAGCAAAAGAAGGTTCTGATAAAAGATGCTAAACTCTGATAAAAAAAATAGGTATGATTCGCTATACTCTGATATAGCAAAACGTGTGTCTCAAATGAGTTATGCCAAGAGACTTAATGTTGGCGCAGTCCTTGTCAAGGATGATAGAATTTTGAGTTATGGTTGGAATGGTATGCCGATAGGTTGGGACAACGATTGTGAATATGAAATGATAGAGGCTCCGCTGAGATATCCTCCCTCTCCTGTTCCGCCATTACTGGTCACGAAGCCCGAAGTGCTACACGCAGAATCAAATTGTTTGATGAAAGTGGCGCGCTCAACAGAATCTTCAGATAAAGGTACAATGTATATTACACATTCTCCTTGTATAGATTGTGCCAAATTAATTCATCAAGCTGGAATTATAAGGGTGGTTTACAGTCATCTTTATCGTTCGAAAGATGGTTTAAACTTTCTATCTCACTGTGGAATAGAAATAATAAAATATGATGATTAATTACGAACAATTAATTTCTATTTCGAAAAAAGTTATGCCAAGAAATAATGGCATTTCAAAGTATGCTATGACTATGGCTGAGGCGATGAAAAATTTTGAATTTAATACGGTAAATAGGATCGCAGGTTTTCTAGCACAGACTGCACATGAATCTGGGCAATTTAATAGAATAGAAGAAAACTTAAATTATTCCGCAGAAAGATTACAAGTTGTCTTCAAGAAATATTTTCCAACCGAGGAGTTAGCTAAGAAATATGCTCGTGACAAAAGAGCTATTGCAAGTAGAGTTTATGGTGGAAGATTGGGTAATGGCTCTGAGGAAACCGGTGATGGATGGAAGTATAGAGGAAGAGGATTAATTCAACTTACAGGAAAAAATAACTATTCCTCTTGCGCAAAAGATATGAATTTAGATATACTAGAAAACCCAGACATGGTTTTAATGCCAGAAATTGCAGTATTAACTTCTATCTGGTTTTGGGATAAAAATAATATAAATAGAGCATGTGACACGGATGACATAGTTTGGATGACAAGACTAGTTCAAGGAGGAAAACTAGGATTGGAAGACCGTAAAAAATATTACGAAGCATTCAAAAAAGAGTTGACAGAAATAAAATAAATTGTTATCATAATCACATGAATAAATCGTCACCAAAAGTGACGGACCTTCGGGACCTAAAACGAAGTAAAATAAAAGAAGGCGTGAAAGATAGAGCGAGCATGACGAAACGATGCTACTGGATTTCGTACCCAGTAAACCGAGGTGTGAGAGAAAGTGCCTAACCAGCAGCCTAACTGTTAAGGTAAACGCCATCCTGATAATTAATGGTGGTTCGTTATCTCGTCATCAGGAAAGTCGTTGTCAAGACTTTTAAACATGTAACAGTACCTCATCTAATTATTTTATTGTTGGAGTGTAAATGATGAACGTGCAGGAAATTGCTGCTAATCTTATTGATTCTGCTAAGTCAAAGTATTCAGGATATAGTATTACAGATACTAGTATTTACTTTCGTGAATATGATAATGTATTTGAAATTCTAGGTCTTGTTTCAGATCCCACTGTTGATCCTAATGATTTTAGAGGACGAGAAATTCTCTTCCCTAAGAAATGGGTGACTCTTAATACTATTAGTTTGGAGGAATTGAATGGAAATTAAGATAATTGTATTTAAGGGTCCCGGGACCATCATGGCAAATGTTGAAGAACATGAAGATTTTTATTTGATAAAAAAGCCTGTAGAAATTGTAGTTCGACAAAGTGAAGAAGAGGGTTTTTATGTTGCATTTCTACCATTTTTGCATTTTTGTGTAGAAAATGCTACTGGTATTGAAATACCAAAAAGTGAAGTTCTTTGCGTAACAACTCCTGTCGATGAACTTCTAGATAGATATTCAACTGCTTATACTAATACAATAGAAAATGAGTGATTTTTATATTAATGCGGTATGTATCGGTAACAATATTTTATTTAAAGGCGTAAAGGGTGGTAAAAAAGTCAAGGTAAAAATACCTTATAAACCTAAACTCTACGTTAAGTCAAATAAAAAAACTCAATTCCAAAATCTAGAAGGGTATTGCCTAGAGCAAATACCCTTCGACTCTATTAGAGATGCTAGAGATTTTATTGAACAATACAAAGATATTGAAAATTTCAAAATCTACGGCAATTCTCGCTACGATTATGCATTTATCTCGGAAGTATTCCCAAACATTATTGAATGGGATCGCGAAAAGATTCATGTAGTAAATATCGATATTGAGGTGGGTTCGGAGAATGGATTTCCAAATCCAGATTCTGCATCTGAACCTGTGACAGCTATCGCTTGCAAATTTTCTCAGTCAAAAGAATATTACATATTTGGTTGCGGTGACTATAAAAAGCATCGTGATGATGTAATCTATTTTAAGTGTAAAGACGAATATGATTTGATTGAAAAATTTTTACAAATATGGAATGAAAAGTCTCCAGATATTGTCACAGGTTGGAATGTTAAAACATTCGATATTCCTTATCTTGTCAATCGAATTAGGCGTTTGTTTGATGATAGCAAGGCAAAAGGTCTGTCGCCTTGGGGTATGGTTTCTGATAAAACCACGACAATAATGACGAGGGAGATAAAATATTATGAACTCATTGGAATATCTATACTTGATTATCTCGAAATGTATCGAAAGTTCAACACAAACGGTACGGCAGAATCTTTTAGATTGGATCACATCGCTAACATCGAACTCGGCGAACGAAAACTATCTTATTCTGAGTACGATAATCTGCATGAATTGTATCGACTAGATTTTCAAAAGTTTATTGAATACAATCAGAAAGACGTTGAGCTTGTCGAAAGACTTGATGAAAAACTCAAGTTGCTAGATCTTGCATTGACTCTTGCTTATGATTCAAAGACGAATTATCCTGATGTTTTCATGCAAGTGAGAATGTGGACTGAGATTATTCAGAATCATCTTCGTTCCAAGAATATATTTTTGGAAGCAAAAAGAAAAGATGTTAATCGAACTGCATTCGAAGGCGCGTTTGTAAAGGAACCTATTATTGGAATGCATGAGTGGGTTGCATCATTCGATTTGACAAGTCTGTATCCCAGTCTGATTATGATGTATAATATTTCACCAGACACAATCATTGAAAGTAAGTCTGATGAGATGCGACAATGCTCTGTTAATGTTGATAAACTACTGTCAAGAGAAATTGACACTTCGTTTCTAAAGACACAAATGGCATGTCTAACTCCTAATAATCAGTTTTTCAGTCTAGAAAAGAAAGGTTTTCTTGCTGAGATTATGGAAAGCATGTTCATTGATAGACAGAAATATAAGAAGGAAATGCTTTCCGCTCAGAAAGAATATGAAGCTATCAAGAGTCAACCCGGAAAAGAAGAAGAAAAGAAATTGTTGACGAATAAAATATCTCGTTTCAACAATCTTCAGATTGCAAAGAAAGTCAGTTTGAATTCTGGTTATGGTGCAATCGGTTCTCCATACTTTTTTTTATTTGATGTTCGTCAAGCAGAAGGTATTACTTCTGCTGGGCAGTTAGCCATTCGATGGATTGAAAAGAAAATCAATGAGTATATGAATACTCTTTTGAAAACAGAAAATAAAGATTATGTGATTGCATCAGATACAGATTCAATTTATCTGAACATGTCTGGTATCGTGAATCTTGTCTATAAAAATAAAAATGCAGACACCTCTGCAAAGATTCGTTTTATGGATAAAGTCTGTGAAGAAAAGATTCAGCCATTCATTGATTCTGCGTATAATGAATTGGGAGAATATATTAATTGTTTTTCTCAAAAAATGATTATGAAGCGAGAAGCACTTGCAGATAAAGGAATCTGGGTTGCGAAGAAGCGATACATTCTAAACGTATATAATAATGAAGGTGTTCAGTATGATAAACCCAAGCTAAAGATTATGGGCATTGAAGCAATCAAATCTTCAACTCCAGCTTCTTGCAGAACAAAAATTATTGAAGCGTTGAATCTTATTCTGCGTTCTACGGAAAGTGAAGTGCAGCAGTTTATCGAGAATTTTAGGAATGAATTCAAGACTTTGCCAATTGAAGATATTTCTTTTCCTAGAAGCGTGAATGGTGTAAATCAGTATTCCGACACAAAGGATATTTTTAAGAAAGGTACTCCAATTCATGTTCGCGGTTCATTGATTTTCAATCACACATTGGAAAGACTCAAGCTAGAAAAGAAATATCAGAAAATACGCGAAGGTGAGAAGATTAAATTTGTGTATTTGAAGGAACCAAATAGATTCGGTTCCCATGTGATGAGCTTTTTAAATTCCGTACCAAAAGAGTTTGACATACAATCATATGTAGATTATAATACTCAATTTGAAAAGTCTTTCGTAGAGCCTCTAAAACTTGTCTTGGACAAGATTAATTGGAAAGTCGAGAAGATCAGTACACTCGAAGATTTCTTTAACTAAGGAAAATATATGTCATTATTAGAAAAAATCAAGAAGAATTCTACAATCAAGGAATCTTCTATTCTATCTAAATCAAAGTTCTTCAATAAGAAAGATTTGATTACAACAGAAGTGCCTATGATTAATGTTGCTTTATCTGGCAATCTTGATGGTGGATTAGTCCCGGGTTTGACTGTGCTTGCGGGTCCATCCAAGCATTTCAAGACTGCATTTGCGCTATTGTTTGCATCTTCATATCAAAAGAAGTATCCTGAATCAGTTATTCTTTTCTATGATTCAGAGTTTGGTTCTCCACAATCATACTTTGAAACATTTGATATTGATATGGATCGAGTTATTCATACACCAATCACCGATATTGAACAGTTGAAGCATGACATTATGAATCAGCTTCAGAACATTGACCCCGGTGAGCGTGTAATGATTATCATCGACTCTGTTGGTAATCTTGCTTCAAAGAAAGAAGTTGATGATGCAATAGAAGGTAAGTCTGTAGCAGATATGACTCGTGCAAAACAGATGAAGAGTCTTTTTCGTATGGTCACTCCACATTTGACAATCAAGGATATTCCTATGGTTGTAGTGAATCATACTTATAAAGAAATTGGTCTATATCCCAAAGATATTGTTTCTGGTGGTACTGGTGTCGTTTATTCCGCTGACACTATTTGGATTCTTGGTAGACAGCAAGAGAAGGAAGGCACTGAAGTTGTTGGTTATAACTTTGTTATCAACGTAGAAAAGTCTAGATTTGTAAAAGAGAAGTCGAAGATTCCCATCACGGTATCATTCGAGGGTGGTATTGAGAAATACTCTGGGTTACTTGACGTTGCCTTAGAAGGAAAATTTGTTGTAAAACCATCCAATGGTTGGTATTCAAAAGTCAATCTAGAAACTGGTGAAGTGCAAGAGAAGAAGTACAGGTTGAAAGAGACTCAGAACAAAGAATTCTGGGATGACATTATCAAGAACGTAAAATTTAAAAATTATATTAAGGAAACTTACGAGGTGGCTTATGGGTCGATTCTTCAGATGGATGATGAGTCTATTTCAGAAAAGGACACTTAAAGAAAATCGTGACTATGAAGTTTATCCCGGTGAAAATTTTACTGGAATAAGAATTATAAAAGGAAAATATAAAGGGGTCATATATCAATATGACTCCGTTTCAATAAAAGAAACTCATTGGGAAATTCCTGTTCTATCATTTCACTATACCATTCATGAGAATGGAAAATTTAGTGAGCAAGAATTGCGTGATAACACTGAATTTCATACTATGATTGGTGATATTATAGTAGATTTGATGACAACCAACTCAGTTGAAAGAGAGATAAATGAATCGAATAGAACAGATTATCCTGAAGAATTTGGTATATAATGATGAATATGTAAAGAGAGTATTGCCATTTCTAAAGCCAGAATATTTTGATCAACATGCAGAAAAAATTCTGTATAAAAATATCAATGAATTCATTCTCAAGTATGAAAACCTACCTTCATTCGAATCTCTTGTAATTCAATTAAAGAATTCTAAGCTATCTGAACAAGAGTTAAAAGAAACAATAGAACAGATTGATGATTTTCGAAAAGAAAAGGATGAGCGAGCCGATGAGAATTGGTTAATCGAACAAACAGAGAAGTTTTGTCAAGAGAAAGCTATTCATAATGCTTTGCTTGAATCTATTCAAATTCTAGATGAAAAAAATAAGTCATCTAAGGATAAAGGTTCTATACCCAGTATTCTTTCTGATGCCCTAGCTGTTTCATTTGATGAACATGTCGGGCATGATTATACCGAAGATTATGAAAGTCGGTATGACTTCTATCATAGAAAAGAAGAAAAGATTCCTTTTGATCTTGAATTCTTCAACAAGATAACCAAAGGTGGTGTCTCACACAAGACGCTGAATATCATATTGGCTGGGACTGGTGTTGGAAAAAGTTTGTTCATGTGTCACGTTGCAGCATCTTCCTTGAATCAAGGTAAGAATGTTTTGTACATTACAATGGAAATGGCAGAAGAAAGAATCGCCGAAAGAATTGATGCGAATCTTTTGAATATCAACTTGGATGAATTGAGTAATCTTTCTAGGCAAGACTATGCAAAGAAAATATCTAATCTCAAAAGCAAGACAAATGGTAAGTTGATTATTAAAGAATATCCAACCGCGTCTGCAAGTGTACTTCACTTTAAGACTTTGTTGAATGAATTATATCTCAAGAGAAAGTTCAAGCCAGATATTATCTTTGTTGATTATCTTAATATCTGTTGTTCTTCTCGATTGAAGTATGGTGCAAATGTTAATACCTATTTGTATGTCAAGGCTATAGCTGAAGAGCTTCGTGGTCTTGCTGTAGAAACAGGAGTTCCAATTTTCTCAGCGACACAAACAACAAGAAGTGGATTCACAAGTTCAGATCCTGGGTTGGAAGATACTTCAGAATCCTTTGGTCTTCCAGCTACAGCCGACTTCATGTTTGCGCTCGTGTCTACGGAAGAATTGGAGAAGTTGAACCAGATTCAAGTCAAGCAGTTGAAGAATAGATATTCCGATCCTAATAAAAACAAGAGATTTGTTGTAGGAATTGATCGTGGAAAGATGAAACTATATGATGTGGAAAACTCAGCACAGATGGATATAGTTGACAGCGGACAACAAGATATGATAGACTATTCCTCTAAATTCAGAAAGAAGTATGATACACTTAAAGTATGAGGATACAAAACATTTTGTCTTCCATGGCGATGAATTCCGACCATCATCGCTCAAAGCACGCTGCCGTTCTCGTTTACAAAAACGAGGTAATTTCGCTCGCCTGTAATAAAATCAAGTCGCATCCATTTCAAAAACGATATAGTAAAGCAAATGAAGCTATATTTCTTCACGCGGAAGTCTCTGCGATACATAATGCGCTAAAGAAAGTTTCATTAAAGGATCTTTCGAAAGCTACAATGTATGTGTGTCGGGTTCGTATAAATACTGATAATAAAAACTATTTCTCCTATTCGAAACCTTGTGATGGATGTATGCGGGCAATCGCAGAATTTGATATCAAAAAAGTGTTTTATACTGATGAAGATGGAGAATTTATAGAGTTATAATAAATTCACTTAATTGGTACATTTATGGTAAATGAAATTAAAAAATTTAATCGAGGTGATGTTGCCGAAGGAATTTTGGGTGCCGCACTGACCGCAAAATTTGTAAATCGTCCAAAATCTATTAAAGAGAAAAATAAACCGATCACAAAAAAAATGATAGATGACATTCTCGATAAATTTTTTAAAAAAAATAAAATGATTACCTTTAAAGCAAAAGATATTGCTGCAAAAGCTGTTTCTGGTATTGTAGATAATGTGAATTTTTCTATATCCTTACCTGAGGCTGCCGCCGACTTATTGAGCATAAAGAAAAATCGTGATGTTGTAATTGATTTATATGATTCTGCTATAAAATATGTAGAAGAAACTTGGGCTGACGATGTTATGGAATTTGCCTTGAATGGACAAATGGACACGATTACTATTTTATCAGATGGTGTCGGCGATCAAAAGGGCACAAAAGCTGATATTAAAATAACAATTAATGGTAAGCCATACGAGAAACAAATTTCATTGAAAGTTTCTGGCGGTGAGCAGTTCGCTCAAGTGTCTGGTGATGAATTTGAGAAGCAACAAAAAATATGGGAAGATATTTTAATGTTAGATATAGTTTCTTTAAAAGAAAAATATCTAAAAGAAATTGAAAATTATGATAAAAAAGAAGTTTTTTCTAGTCGCGACAATGAAAAATTAAATTCATTTAAAAATATGATCAAGGCCGCATCATCTATAGTTTATGAAGATGCGGCTAAACAAATTCAACAAAAAATTAGAACAAAAAATGATAAGTTTTTTAACAATTTAGCAAAGTTGGTTTTTGAAGGTGCCACGAGCGGAGATACAACCATTGAACTTGTTAAACTAGAAGGTGGAAAATTTAAACGCTTACAGTTTAATAAAGACTTTGTAAAAATTTATTCTGATCAATTAAAAAAAAGTAATTTAATAGCAAAATTCAGAGAAACTGGTGATCCTCTAGTTCAATTATATGCTGGAACGGAAAGCAAACAAAATTTAATACTACAGATTAGAGTTAAGGTTGAAGCGGCGTCAACACAAACGAAAGCGGGAAAAGTGTATAGACCTTATATGAGAAATTATGTTGAAGCAGGCCCTTTAATGTTCGGATTATTAAACAAATGAACTTCAAAGAATTTCTCACAGAATCAAATGAAGGTAAAAATCTTCATCTAGAACATTTAGAGGATGAAGTGTTGAATCGTGGTGTTGTGGGTGTCAAACAGTCTATCAGATTCCTAGAATCTCTGAGAAACATGCTTGCCGGCCATTCAGAGACAAAAATTAATATTACAACCAAATGGGATGGCGCCCCTGCTATTTTTTGTGGCATTAATCCGGAGAATGATAAATTTTTTGTTGGAACAAAAGGCGTTTTTGCTAAGAATGCAA